TTTACACAGTACCCAAGGGGTATTACGCAAGGGTAGTATTGCTACGGGCGGTCAATACAGGTTCGCAAAAACATATTTCTTTCAGTTGGACAGATACCTCTGCGTCTGTCACATATTCTCTTGTATTTGAAACCGCTTTAACTACTAAAACCACACAAGATTGGGGTGGTACATCATATTTTGTGATGGAAGAAGGTGACGTACTTAAAGCACAATCTGAGGCGGCATCTACCTTTTCGGTAGTAGTTACCATTGAAGAAGAAGGATTAACACGCACATGACCTATTTAGAACTGATTAACGATGTGTTAGTTCGACTCAGAGAGCCTGAAGTCACTACTTACAACGAAACCACTTATTCCACCTTGATTGGCAAGTTTGTCAATGATGCCAAGCGTCAAATTGAGGATGCGTTTAGTTGGAACGCCTTGGGTACAACTATCACAGTAACAACTGTTGCCAATACTTCTACCTACTCCCTCACAGGGGCTGGACAGAAGTTTCAGGTTATGGATGTACTCAACACCACTAGCCTGTTAGGACTGACAAACATTGCTTTTGTGGACATGAACCGCAAACTCAACTTTGCGCCTGTTGCTACTGAAACACCCACAGAATATGCTTTTGATGGGGTAGATGGCTCTTACGACACACAAGTAAAACTCTATCCAATACCTAATGGCGTGTATACGATTAAGTTTATGTTGACTGTTCCACAGGCAATATTGGCATCTAATTCCACAGTAGTAAAGATTCCTGATGTTTTAGTAGTACAAAATGCCTATGCAAGAGCATTGGTCGAGCGTGGTGAAGATGGTGGATTGTCTTCCTCAGAGGCATACAGCCTATATCGGGCAATGTTATCTGACCATATTGCTTTGGAAGGCACACGCTATCCAGAGAATCAGGAGTTTGTCTCAATATGAGCCAAGCAATCCAAGTCTTTAGCATAAGCGCACCAGGCTTTTACGGGTTAAACACCCAAGACTCTCCTTTGGACTTAAACCAAGGATTTGCTTTAGTTGCCACAAATTGCATCATTGACCAATACGGACGCATTGGCTCAAGAAAAGGCTTTTCAAGGGTTAATTCTTCAAGTGGCAACTTAGGCGCAAATGATGTAAAAGTTGTCCATGAGTTAGTGCAACTTGATGGAACACTAACCATATTGTTTGCTGGTAACAACAAGTTATTCAAGTTAGATGGTTCTAACGCTGTTGTTGAACTTACCTATGGGGGTGGCGGTACAGCCCCTACCATTACAAACAGTAATTGGCAATGTGCATCTTTGAATGGAATTACCTACTTCTTCCAATCTGGGCATGACCCGTTAATCTATGACCCTGCGGTAAGCACAACCACATTCAGGCGTGTGTCTGAAAAGACGGGTTATGTTGCTACTGTTCCTTCTGCCAATATTGCTATTAGTGCTTTTGGTCGGTTGTGGGTGGCAAGTACAACTACAAACACATCAACCATCTTCTTTTCTGACTTACTTTCTGGTCATGTGTGGTCAACAGGAACAGCGGGTTCTTTAAATGTAGACAGGGTATGGCCTAACGGATCAGATGAGATAACTGGTTTGGCGGCACACAATGGATTCCTAATCATATTTGGCAAGCGTCAGATTCTTGTATACGCTAATGCGACAACGCCATCAACAATGTCATTAAATGATAGTGTGGGCGGTATTGGTTGTATAGCAAGGGATTCAATCCAATCTACTGGTAAAGACATCTTATTCTTGTCTAACTCTGGTGTTCGTTCTTTTGCTAGAACAATCATAGAGAAGTCTATTCCTTTGGGAGACTTGTCTAAGAACATTAGGAATGACTTAATAGGTGCTGTATCAGGCGAAACATTAGCAAACATCAAGTCTGTTTACTCTGAAAAAGAAGCCTTTTACTTATTGACGCTCCCATCTATCAAATCATTGTTTTGCTTTGATACACGGATACAACTGCAAGATGGTTCACTTAGAGTAACTAGTTGGGACTCTATTGAGCCAACAGCACTTTTGTCAAGAAGAAATGGTGATTTGTTGATTGGTAAGAATGGCTATGTTGGAAAATATGGCACTTACCAAGACCATGCAAGTTTATACAGATTCTTGTATTACACAAACCATGCAGACTTAGGTGATGTAAATGTGACTTCTATTTTGAAGAAGTTGTCCATTGTTGTGATTGGTGGAACAAATCAGACTGTGACCTTTAAGTGGGGTTTTGACTTTAAGACTAACTATTTGTCAGACAATTCAACTATTCCTACTCAGGGTGAATCCTATTATGGGATTGCTGAGTATGGCGCAAATGCTACTGTGATTGCATACTATTCTGATGGAGTTGCTTTGCAGACATTGACTGTTTCTGCAAGTGGTACGGGTAAGGTTGTACAAACGGGGTATGAGGCTAATATCAATGGTACAGCCTTGTCTATACAGAAAATTGAGATACAGGCTAAACAAGGGAAAAAATCATGACAGATTACACCAAAAGCACGAACTTTGCTACCAAAGATAACTTATCTTCTGGCAATGCTTTAAAGATTGTTAAGGGTACTGAGATTGACACAGAATTCAACAACATTGCTACTGCTGTTGCTACCAAGGCTGACTTAGTAAGTCCTTCTTTTACTACGCCTAACATTGGAACGCCCTCTGCTGGCACTTTGACTAATTGCACAGGGTTGCCACTAACTACTGGTGTTACAGGTAATTTGGCTGTTGCTAGTGGTGGTACAGGCTCTAGTACGGCATCTAACGCTAGAACTGCTTTGGGTGTTGCCATTGGTACTGATGTACAAGCGTATAGCGCAACATTGGCTTCTTTTAGTGGTAAGGCTGTTCCTTCTGGTGTTATTGTTGGCGATTCAGACAGTCAAACCTTGTCAAACAAGACATTGACTAGCCCAACTATCAACAGTCCTACTTTTGGTGGAACTGCAACGATGGGCGCTAGTTTTCTCACTAGAGGCTCAACAGTTACAGCCTCTGGAACATCCGTTGACTTTACAAGCCTTCCAAGTTGGGTTAACAGAATAACTGTGATGTTTAGAAATATAAGCACAAATGGAAGTTCCAACATTCTTGTTCAGTTGGGAACATCTAGTGGTGTTACTACTTCTGGTTATGTTTCTACATCTATCGACTTTGATGGAAGTGGTGCAGTTACTACTAGTAGCACCTCTGGATTAGTTATGAAAATTAATCCAAGTTCAAACACAATTAACGGAATAATGACTATTGCATATATGGGTTCAAACGCATGGGTTAATAACCATACTGTATCTAACACCACAAGCATTATGTCGGTAGGCGGCGGAACTATTGGATTAGGTGGAACTCTTGATCGTGTTCGCATAACAAGAGTTAACGGAACAGACACTTTTAATTCTGGTTCTGTCAACATTCTTTTTGAATAACATGATTGCACATTACTTTTCTGATGGACTGTATGCCAAAGAAACGCACATTAGTGCGGGGCAGATGCTCATGCAACATAAACACAATTACTCCCATTTTGGGATTATTGCCAAGGGTAAAGTTGTAGTTGTTAAAGAGGGTGACATTCAGATTGTGGAAGCCCCTGCTTGCATTGATATTAAGGCTGGTGAGAATCATGGCGTAAAAGCCATCACCGATGTGGTTTGGTATTGTGTTCATGCTACTGACGAGAAAGACCCGTCAAAAGTAGATGAAGTTTTGATTAAGGGAGAATAATATGCCGTTTTATGTTGCTGGTGCTGGTTTAATAGGTGGATACCTTGCTGGGGAATCTGCTAAGAGTGCGGCTGAAACATCTGCGGCGGGACAAAGGCAATCGGCTCAGATGGCGGCAGATGCCGCTAGATTCCGTCCTGTCGGTGTAACTACTCGTTTTGGATCAAGTAATTTCCAAACAGATGAACAAGGTAATCTGATTGGTGCTGGATATAACGTATCCCCAGAGTTACAAGCCTATCAAGACCAGTTACGAGCGTTATCTCAACAGCAAATACAGCAAGGCTTAATGGCTCCGCAACAGTATGCGCCTCTACAAGGTGCGGCTGGTGGATTGTTTAACCTTGGTCAACAGTATTTGGCTCAGTCTCCTGAACAAGTTGCTCAGAAGTACATAGAACAGCAACAAAACTTGCTTGCTCCTAGCCGTGAGAGACAATATTCACAGTTGCAAAACCAACTATTCCAAACAGGTCGTGGTGGTTTGTCGGTAGGTGCTACTGGTGCTAGACCAAGTGGAGCGCAAGGATTAGGTGCATCTAACCCAGAATTGGAAGCCTACTACAACGCATTAGCACAACAAGATGCACAGTTGGCGGCACAGGCTCAAGCGGCTGGTCAACAACAAGTTGCTTTTGGAACTGGTTTGTTTGGTAGTGGCTCACAGTTGCTTGGTCAATATCAGGCTGGTCAAGTTGGCGCATTGTCTCCATTCCAAACAACTTTGGGACTTGGAAGCACTATTGAACAAATGGGTCAAACGCCATTGGATATTAGCGCACAGTTAGGTGGTCGTACTGCTACCGCTGGTGCTAATGTTGGACAAGCATTGTTGTCTGGTGGAATAAACGCCGCAAGAACAGCACAAGCAGGAAACGCTTACAACCCATTGGCTAATGTTTTACAGGGTGTTGGAACAAGTCCTTATGTTTATGATTATTTAAGAAATAGACCACAAACAAATAGTTTTGGTAATGTTGTTTATAACCCATCAACTATGAGTCCAAATACTCAGTATGGTTATGGAGTTGGTAGTTTGTTATCTGGAACTTCTGGTATTGGAGATTAATCATGGCAGATTCAATCGTGGGCGGTTTATTTGGTATTACTCCTGAAGCATACCAAGCACAACAAAATAGACAGGCATTAGCACAGTCAGCAGAACTTGGTCAACTTGATCCTTTTGCGTCTGCTCGTACTAGCCTTATCTATGGCGGTAGACAGTTGGCTGGCGCATTAGGTGCTGAAGACCCACAGTTACGCATCATCAGCGCACGAAATGCTGTAATGCGTGAGGTTGATCCTAATAATCCTGAATCAATAATGTCTGGCGCACAGAAATTAGCACAAGTTGATCCTGAAGGAGCAACAAGGTTGGCTAATTATGCTAGAGATGCTCAAGTTAAATTAGCACAAGTTGTACGATATACACGCGAAGGCCGTGCGGCAAGCGTAGGCCAAGATGTATTGAAAGCCGAAACAGAGGCTGGTTACAGGGCGGCTATTCGTCAAATAGAAGGTATGGAGCAAAAAACGCCAGAGAGTGAATCTGCTCTTCAGGTGTATAAAGA